TGTATATCCCCAACTATCAAGGAACCCAAAGCCTCCCCTGTATTGAAAATCTTTATTGCGAATTGATGTTGATATACCTGTAAGGTTAAGTCTATCCAGACTACCTATGAGATCTAAAAATTGTTTTTTACCTGGCGTTTTACCCAAAGCTTTGAGTAACTCATGACGTGGGATGATCATCGTTCTAGGAGGAATATCGGTGCCGTTGTTTAAGATTTGTTGCATCTTGCTGGCAACTAAGACGATGATGTCCCAATCATAGATACTAGCTAAAAAATGCCCTGTATGACGTGTCACCTTCACTTCTATGCCGCGTTCAGGATCCTTGTATATAAGCGGGCTTGTCCTGTTCTTAGATAACGCAACAAAAGGAATTTCCATCATTTCACAGAAGTCACGCGCCACATTATCCATTATAGGCGAGGAGTGAGTCACAACAACGGTATTGACTTTAGGTTGTTTCTTTGTTTTTATTTGAGGGGTTGGATCAGTCATAAGCTGGTTCTTCTGTTTGATTTAGCAAATGGGTGATGTAGTTAGTTCTGTTACCTGCATCACCCGCTAAGTTTCTGATCATTTATTTCCAGCCATTGAATCTAAGCGCGTATTGAAGTGGGTGAACATCTCACGCCAATGAGCTTCGTTCTGCTGTATCTGTTTTTCATGCCGTTCATCAATCTTGTCCATTTGTTTGCTGTGTTCATTACGCCATTCCGTAATAGACTTTTCATTAAGCCTGTAAAGAAAAATGCACATACCAGTCATATAGGCGATCAGCGTACCGCCTAAGGCAATTGTTTGCGTCCAGTCCATCGTTTTAACTCCTGTTATTTCTCGGCTATCTTGTCAATGCGTCCACTCATATGTACAAACATTTCACGCCAATGAGCTTCGTTTTTTTCAATAGACTTCTCTAACTTCTCAATAGACTTTTCATTAAGCCTGTAAAAAAAGTAACACACTGCTGTAGTGTACCCTGCTAAACTGATTAATTGCGTCCAGTCCATTGTTTAACTCCCCTTACTTCAAATCATCCCAAGGAAAATCAGGTAAGATATCGCGTGCTTTAACCTTACCATCAGTCGCTTTTTCTATTTTCAAAGCGTTGGTAACATTAATTCCTGAACGCCTGCTACACCAATCAAGAACAGTTTTATATGCTACCCCAATTTCTATAGCTAGCTTCTGTTTTCCTCCCAATATTTCTGCGGCTTTTTTAATTTCTTCAGCGGGTTTGTTTGACAAAATACAACTCTTTTATTTTAGAAAAATATAATAGCTAAACATATAATTCATTTTCTCTTAAAAATCAACCTAACCTCCTACGCAAGATATTTGGTTGACAATTATCTTATTTTATATAACCCTAACCTCCTACGGCAATTAATTTAAGGGAGATAAAACACAAATGACAAATTTCGTATGGAAAGAGTATCCACACGTAGGGCGAGATATCGTTTTACTTGGCAAAGATCGCACCGTCTACCTTGGGTTTTTATCCAAGTACGATGATCAGACTAGAAACATTATTGTTGAAGATACGAGGGTTCTACAGCGTCAACACAACGCGGCGGCAAACTGGAATAGGCCGTTACAGGTTGATGTTGCTTTTCCCGTAGACGATATAGTTGAACTGATCAGCTTTTCCAAAACAGCTAAAGAAAACATCGAGATCAATCCGATGCCCCTGTTCTTCATCTTTGGCTGGTTTTGGTAAGACACAATCTACCTCAATAATCACCTGAACAACAAAAAGGAGAAGTCAAAATGCAATTTGGATATGCACGGGTATCAACAAAAGACCAAAGCTATGAGCGTCAAGTCCATGCTTTAGAGGCGTATGGCTGTGAAGAGATATTTGCAGAAACAGGATCAGGGGCAAAGGATGATCGCCCTGAACTGAAGCGGATGTTAGATAAGCTTAGAGCAGGCGATACGGTTGTAGTGACAAGCCTTGATCGATTAGGGAGGCGCATGTTGCCGTTGCTAGAGATGCTTGCCCGATTGAAAGAGAAAAACATACACTTCATCGCCTTGGATAACAACATCGATACCAGCACGCCGCTAGGTCAAGCGATCATGGGCATATGTGCGGCGTTTGCAGAAATGGAAAGGTTATTGATTAAGGAACGTGTTCAATCAGGTCTTGCAAAAGCAAGAAGTCAAGGAAGAACAGGGGGAAGAAAATCCGTTGTGACTCCTGAAAAGCAACAACAGATTCACGCCTTGAGATCAGCCAATACATTTTCAGCAAAACAGATCTGTACCATGGTTGGGGTTAGCAAGTCCGTTTACTACAGGGCAATTGCTTGCTGACCATCCCCCCTCATTCGTTATAACAATCAAAGAACGGAGAAGTTTTGAAGTTTCTCCGTTTTTTTATTTAACCAGTCAATTAAAAGGCATTTGAACAATGACACACCTAAGCCAACTTTACTACGGCGATAACCTAGAAATCATGAAAGAAAAAATGACCAGTGAAAGCGTTGATCTGATTTATCTGGATCCGCCGTTTAATTCAGCTCGTAATTACAACATGATGTACACGACAATGACTGGTATGCCTGTAAGTGAACAAGAAGAGGCATTTTGTGACACGTGGACACTGGACGCGGGTAAGATCGATAAGATGCAACACATGCCTTTGATCATGCGCGAATACGGGATTGATGATCGTCAGATCCAATTCTTTGATGCTTTGTTACCGTCACTGCAACACACGCAACCCGCGTTATTGTCCTACATGATCTACATGGTGGAAAGGTTGCTTGAGATGAAACGGATCCTAAAGCCAACAGGATCGATTTACCTGCACTGTGATTCAACGGCAAGCCATTACATCAAGCTGATGATGGATGCTATCTTTGGTTACAACAACTTTAGAAATGAGATTATTTGGAAGAGAAGTAATCCTCATAATGATGCTAAAAAATGGGGTGCTATTCACGATACAATTTTTTTTTTACACAAAAAGTAGCAAATATACTTGGCAAGGAGTTTATACTCCTTACGATGATGAGTACATAAAAAACAACTACAAATATAAAGATGATCACGGTCAATATAGTTTAACTTCTATCACTGCACCTGGTGGAAGAGGATCTACTTATGATTTTTTAGGAATCACCAGATGTTGGAGATATAGTATTGAAAAAATAAAAAAATTGTATGATGAGGGGTTAATTATTCAAACGCAACAAGGTAATGTTCCTCGCTTCAAACGATATTTACATACAATGCCAGGCATTCCCATTCAAGATGTTATCACAGATATCTCACCCTTAATGGGAAATTCTAAAGAACGTCTAGGCTACCCAACCCAAAAGCCCGTAGCATTACTTGAGCGGATCATAAACGCTAGTTGTCCTGAAGGAGGTGTTGTGTTTGATCCGTTTTGTGGCTGTGGTACGACGATCAACGCGGCCTTGAAGAATAAGAGGAAATGGATCGGGTGTGACATAGCAATCTTGCCCGTGAAGCTGATCAAAGAACAGTTAACCAGCGTTCATCGTTTGATGGAAAACAAGCACTTTGAGATAGACGGTATTCCCGTGAGCTATGAGCAAGCAGATATCTTAAGCATCAAAGATAAACACCAGTTTCAGCATTGGTTGGTTGAACAGGTAGGAGGTTTCCCAACGGTGAAGAAAAGCAACGATAAGGGGATTGACGGACGCTTATACATCAAAACATCAGAAGGTCTGAAAGAAATGGTTTTATCCGTTAAAGGCGGAAAAACAGTAAGCACCGACGAGATCAGGGAATTGCGTGGTGTGCTTGACCGAGAAGATAAAGCGGTAATGGCGGGTTACTTGTCCTTGATAGAACCGACGCAAGGGATGTACGACGAGGTTGCAAAAGCAGGGATGTGGGAACATGAAGGGGTGAAATATCCCAAGATGCAGATTTTGCATGTAAAGGAGATATTAGAAGAGGAAAAGGTATTTAAGACTCCGTCGAGAGTAGGGTTAAAGATCTCGAGTCAACAAATGACATTGGGGTTATGAAATGAGTACAGCTCAACATATTGATAGAACCCGTTTCTTCAATTTAATGAGGTCTGGGTATAACCATTTTATAGGGAATTATGCTATACTATTAAAAGATGGTGCTTCTGCGTCGGATATGAGGATCCAGAAGCTAGCAACAAAATCACATGTGTTATCAAAGACTAATAAGGTACCCGCTTATTTTGAAGGAATTGCTTAAATGAAAAAAACACTTTTACTTTTACTAGGTTTGGTAACAGCCTCAATGGCTATGGAAGATGA